GGCCAGGATAGTACTGAGGGCCGCCAGATTGGTAAAGTTTCTGTGCTTCAGTGAGGCCGTATGTAAGATACGGCTGGATTGCTGGATCAAGTGCTGTGGTGGTAGTTACCGCCATGATTTAACTCCTAAAAGTCTGGATTCCATGACGGGTGATCCGATGGAATCATTATAAACAGATTCAACCAACAATAACATAGGCGTATGTTTTATTGGCTGTGCTGTTTGCAAAATGCGTCAATGTCGCTTCTCCCTTTGTTTGGGCGCTTACATAAACACCATAGTCACCAGCAGCATTTGTACCGTTCGACGAGACAAAATTCACAGTCACGATAACAGATGGCGTTGCTGGCCTTGTTGGGCTAGTTTGTGCGGGTATTTGCTCAATCTTTACATTTGTGCTTGATGCTCTCCACATCAATTCAACGTAATCATTTGCGCTAAGTTCAATCCAGAAGTTTAAAGCAGCAATCAAGTGCCCATCAACACCGCCATGACTGTTCGGCACTGAGAATTGGCTATTTGAATTTGCTACATCAGTCCCGTTTTTTCTGAACCAAATATCAACATCATGGATTTGAGTGTCAGTATTGGTGAATTGAATACTGAATTGCACGTTATAGATGCCATAGCTTTTAACAGTGATTCTTGAACTACTCGCAACAGAAATTCCATGAGAATAATCTGTTGTGTTCAAAGTCACAGCATAAGCTGAAGTTGTTGATGCGGCTGTTTGATCTGTTGAATCTTGAAAAGAGCCATAAGGCGTTGAGTCAGTAAATGCAGCAGCAGAATACGGAATCACAATGATTTTTGAATCACCGCCGATTCTTTGATCGTAGATTGTCGTAGTCGTAGCGTTACCCGTAGCAAGGTCAATCGTCCCATGATTGTTTGTCTTGCCATTCATAATCCCATTGACGACCTCTGAAATCGCCCTGGGATCGCCACCGAATACTGGAAGCGTCCGAAACATTATCGAACCCCCTGACCAGACAGATCAACGTCAATCGAAACAGCGGTTTTCCAGTTATCACCAGTCGGAGTTACCCTGAATCGGTGATAGCGGCCATTGGATCGCAGCGAAATCCTGTTGTCAGAATCAGCAGCCGTAGACGTTCCAAATGTTGGAACCTCGCTCAATAGTGCGCGGGATGCAACGGCAACACTGGCCGATCCACCATCTACCTGCGGACGTGCAAGCGTAGCAACAGATCTTCCACCAGCGTCAACGTCACCTGTCGTAATCGTTCCGGTAGCTGGCTGTCCGTTATACGTCACCACATAAGCACCAGACGTACCGCCGAGGAAGTATTTTCCGCCCATGTAGAGAATCGAGTCCAAGCTGACAGTCAATGCATCAATGCTTGCAGAGATTGAATCCAGTCCATCAAGCGTAGTTGCAGCGGTAGAGGCATCGGAGATGTAGTCTGCCCCTGCATCTCCATACGTCCACTTTTGGGTTTTGAAGTTGTATATTGCAAGCTGGCGCTGCGAAAATGTGTTCTTGAAGTTCCAGATTACCAGCTTACGAACCGGATCAACTGCCGCGCTCATGCTGTCAAATGCGCTTTCGTCTGCGGTAGAAAAGAACCAGCGGTCTACCTTTTCCGATCCAATAGGCGTGACGTTTTGACCGTCACACATATAGAAACCATCGTCAGACAAGAAGAACGTAACGCCCTGAACTTGGGCAATGGAACTTGCCGCGATACATCCCTTGCCGCGCGAAATGTTGTCAAACTGGAAAATAAATGGCGTTCCCACATAGCTCATGCGGTGAATCGCCTTTTCCATGAAAACAAGGCCAAATTCTCCGCCACGGATGCCTACAATCTGGCCACCATCGGGAATGTCTTGATAGTCAGCTTGCGTAAGCTGGCTTGAACCCCATGCGGTTTCATCATTCAGACCAGACCAGCGAACACGAGAAGGATAGACCACAGACGTTTCGGTGGTGAAAGCAGTCACCACAAAATCACGAACAACAGTCAAGTACTTGCAGACAGGCGCACTTGCAGCCAGGTCAGCGAACAGCGTTGACGTTCCAAGCGTATATGCCTGAATCGGATCGCTGTAATTTGTGCCGATGATGACATTACCAAATTGTGTGAAGCGAAAACGGTCATTGTTTGCGTTCGGCGTGTAGCCACCAGACTTTGAAACATCAGTCAGTGCGCCAACACCTGAAACGTCATAAATCTTTGTCGAGCCAGCGGCAAACAGTTTTGTGGAATTTGCAGGAGTTTTCCCGGCTACAAGAGTTGTCAGGTTTTCAGACGCAGCGGCAGAGAAAGTCGCGGCTGTAGGCAAAGGGCCATAACCGATAGCCTGAGAAACCACGTTTTTAGCGTCAGTCAAAGCTCCAGAGATACCCGGCTGGTCGGGCATCCATTCACCAAAAGTCAGCCTTGTCGTTGCCATGAATTATTCCCCTGGGCTTGTTGCGTCCATGTGTTGCTGTTCATAGCCACATCAGACCACGTATTGTCAGACTGACTGATTTCAGTCCATTCGTTTGTATCGCTTGACGTTACAGTCCAAGTATTGTCGTTGAATGTCTCATCAATCCATGAGTGACCATTAGATGCAGCACACGAAATCAGCGCATTGCATGAAATTGCAGCGTCACCAGCATAAATAGCACTTGCAGACGTAGTGAATTCAGCCGTTGCAGTAATGCTTGCAGCGCCATCAGCGATAACTCCACCCAATGCGATGAATGTGGCTTCAGCCGTAATCTGCGCGTCAGCAAGTATTACGCGAATAGCATCACAAGAAACGTCAGCCGATGCGCTTATCTGTGCTGCTGCGTACTGAACACGGGCTGCGTCACAAGATACGGATGCACTGCATGAAATGGATGCACTGGCGTATTGAACACGGGCAGCAGACGCATCAAATGATCCTGTCGCGTTGACAGAGGCGTAAGCATCCCAAAGCGTTACCGATGTTTCGTATAACGGGCTGTCCAGCGTGAGCGTCAGATCATCAAGACTAGCTTTTAGCTGGTCAAGAGAATCTATCGTCCACGGTGGCAGCAGGTCAGCCATTACGCAAGCGTCACGCTAAGAGAGCCAGCAGCAACACGGAAAACGTCACCAGTGGCAATAGTCTTTGATGTGTCCAAAGCAGTATGGAACAGCAAGTTGCCAGCGGTGGAAGCATCACGGATGCCAACATAAGCAACAGTGCCCCAAGAGCCAGTGGCTTGAGGGAACTCAATTGCTGCGCTGTTCGTGGACACGCCATTAGACGGAGCGCCGAAAGTGATGGACTGACGGGCATAAGCGTTGCCACTCACCTCAGTGCCAGCGTCAGCATCAGTAGGATCAGAAGTATAAAGAGCAAGATACACAGTCGTTGGAGACGTGTAAGCTGTGTTGCGGAGAACGGCATTTACAAGCGCATTTTCCAAATAATTGGACATTTCGGCCATGATTTACCTCGTCGTGGTCGTCATAACCAGAGGCACACCGGAGTATTGGCCTTGCTGGTCGGATGTGGTTAGAGAATTCTTTGCGCGATCAAACATAGTTCCCCATGTATTGATTCGAGCATCGTTCATCAAATACGGCTCGGCCTCAAGCAAAGACCCGTACAGCATCAAATCAGGGCAGTTAGCCAAGAAAGCATTTGATGTGTTCGTATCGCTCAGAAATTCAGGGGCGGCAAAGTACAGCAGTTTCACCGTATATGCACCATCAGGAATCGGAGCGAGTTGGAAGTCGTTTGCAAGAATCGTGTAATCAATGGGCTTGCCAGATTCAGCAGCCCGAGCATTACGATTGAACAAAGATGGAGACAGGTAGTTCAGCGGCTGAACTGGGTTGCCAACAACAACAAAATCCCTAGCCTCCAGGAAATCAGACGGTAGCTCTACCGTTTCATCGCTTGCGACAGTTGCAGTCGTCACGCTCTTGAGCATTTGACGAATCCGCAAATCACGGCGCAAACGGGTTTCGCAAAGGCGAATGAAGTCAGGAATTTGAGAAGTCAGATCAGACCGAGCCAGATACCCGGCAATTGAGGTCTGCAAATCCGAGTAACTGGTAAAGGCCATTTAAATCACTCCAGGGCGGGTGCGCCATGCCCGATTGTCGGGATTGTTGAGCCACATGGCGAATCGCGCATGGTCAACAACCGTAAACCCTCGCATTATCCCCATGCTGTTTAGGTCATCAATCGCAGTGAAAGGGATGGATGCGACTTTGTTTCCATACGGATTATCAGACCATCTAGCACGTTCATCGTACGAATTAAATTCCTTTTTGTTCGCTTCAATGATGCCAGAAACGTCTTGTGCGGTCTGAATAATCAGGCCACCTTCACCATCAGCATGGGCAACAGATTTGCGAAATTCAGGGTTTTCCATGCTTGAAATTCTATCAGCAATGGGGTAAAGAAAAAAGCCCCGACCTTTTGGGCCAGGGCTTCTTTTAGCTCGCCTTAGATCAGGAAAGGTCGGCCACGATGCCGTGAGCAGCTTCGTTCTTGACTTCCAGAGTCAGTTCGGCCAGCAGTTGGGTCATCTCGCTGTCGCCAGTCTTAGCCAGTTCGTTTGTTTGGAACGGACGCAGGTAAGCCACGGCGGCCATATCGGGATCAACCACAAAGGCGGTTTCGTCGCAGGCGTTGGTGCTGTTCATAAAGCGGTTAGGAACCACAGAAACAGTGCCAAAGTCGCTCAGATACACGTCCGCAGCGCCAACGATGGTGGTAGGCTCGTTGGAAGGGGCCATGTAACGCTGTGCAGCGATACCAGCGAAAGCCGAGACGGTCTGCTTGTGGGCAGGGTTCACCATCAAGATTTTCGGGGTGCCGCCAGACTGGTACACCTCTTTGATGACAGTCTTCAGAATGTCCTCAGTGAAGGTGCGGTCAGTACCATCGGTACGTGCGGTGGTGCCAGAAGCGCCAGCAGAGCCACCCGAGCCGAAATCGCCGTTGGTAGCCAGCCATGCTTGCAGGCCACCCAGGGTACGGGCGGTGCTGGAGTTACCGTTGGAGGCGACTTGGTTCGACAGCAGGGTCAGTTCAATGTCGCGCTTGATTTCGGCGGATGCCTTGGCCAGTTGGTAAGCCTTTTCCGACTTGCGGCCAGCTTTGTCCACAGCTTCCAGAGTGCCGGAAATCTTCACGGTTTTCTGGAAAATCTGGGTACGGTTGCCGATGCGGGTCGTGGGCGACATGGTAGCGTCAGAGGCGGTAGCGCCTTCAACAGCAGCATTGCTCAGGCTAGCGGCGGCCAGGCTATCGGTCTGCCACTCATGGTAGATGGCCGTAGCTTTGGTTTTGCCGATGGACGACATGAACGGGGTGTCGGTGGGGGAGATGTTATAGATAACATCCGAAAGGTCTTCACGCTGACCAATAGCGGTGTAGGTTTGATAGGTTGCCATGTTAAAAACTCCAAAAAATCAAAGGAATCGTTCAAATGCTTTGGCTGCGTCTTGGACTTTGCCTGTTTGACGCAATCGCTGCATAACCTGTTTTTCCTGTGAAGACTGTGCAGGGGGCGCTGAAGTTCCAGATTTAAGCATCTTCGGAGCCTGTGAAACCTTCTTCTGGATTTCAGGTTTCGACTTTTGAAGTTGCTCAAACTTCATTGCACGATACAAAGTCACCACAGCGCGATGGTCATACACGGAACTGAGTTCTTGATCTGACCAACCTTGGGATTTTGCGTATTCACGAATTTGTTTGCGAATCTCATCACCCTTTGGCGTGGCCAAGTCAGGAATCAGTGCAGTTAGCTTTTCCGATTCAGCCGAAATATGCTTTTGGAGTGCCTGCTGTTGCTCCGCTTGTTGCTGTTGTGCAATGCGTTGCTGTTCAGCACGAACTACTGCCAGTTGCTTATCGCGTTCTGTTCGTTCAGCCACCTTCACGGCATAGCCGATAGGGTCTGTTTCCTTAAGAACTTCCAAGTCCTCACCCTTTGTCTGCTGGCTAAGAAACTGATTCAGTGCCTGCAACTTTTGGGCGTATGCCTGTCGCTCTTGTTTCACTTGCTCTAGTTGACCACGTTCAGCTTCAATCGCCTTACGCTGTTCAGCCAGAGCCTGAGACTTTTTCGTGTAATCTGCGGTTCGCTGGTATCCATTGATAAGTTCATCAATCTCTACCTCGATTTCCTCACCGTCCACCTTGGCCTTGTATTTAGGCTTTGGTTGTTCCTCTACTACTTCTTCCTCCGAATACTCGGGTTCAGAATCGGCAGAATCTTCTACGATTTCTTCAGCAGCTTGGATTTCTTCTTCAGGTTGGCCGTTTTCGGCTCCCGAATCATCACCCATCAAACCAAGAAACGCAGAGGCGGCTTGATTCACGTTTAGGCTTTCACTCCCTTGCGGGTTGGTGTTTTCCATGTGTTATCTCAAAAATCACCGGAACCGCCGGTACGGGTAACTTTCGTTACAGAATCTTCCATTTCTTCTCGCGGATTTGCTTTTCAGCAGCAATGCTTTGCAAGTGTCCAACGATCAGATCAATCGTTTTGATGGTTCGATAAGCATCCTCGCGCTCATCAATACCATCGGCATTTGTGCTCAATATAGCACTAATATGCTGATTTTTCAAATCATCAATGACTTTCTTGAAAAAGTCATCTTTGAGTAGGTTTTCAGCCCATTGTGCTTGGGTAAGTCTGTCCACTTTGAATTCCTGCAACTATGTCTGCGATTGATACGGGTTTCCCACCAAGTTCGCCAATTATTTCACCAGTACCAACTGTTGGTGCGCCTTGGAATGTTGACATGAAACTTGGCATCACGAACGGCGCTGGCTGTGCCGAGTTCAATGTATTGATTACCTGACCAATGTTAACTGGTGATTGCCATTGCGTTCCCTTAAGCAATTCTCTCGATCCAAAGTTAATAGGCGTTGGAGCTTGCCAACTTACTGGCTGCGCAGCAACTGGTGATTTCCATCCAGAAGTATCAACAGGCGTAAACTCATATGTCTTTGGTGTAACTTGATCTTGAATTGATTGCATCACGCCATTGATTCCAGTCAAAGACAATCCAAGTCCACCAATTGCTTTCATTGCGTCAAGCATTGCAAGTTTGTTTGCAAGTGTGCTTTCAGCCAAAGAAGTTTCAAGACCAGAAAGTTTGGATTCAAGGCCAGTTTGCACACCTGAAAGTTGTGTTCCCCAATCTTCCTGATATTGATTAAGTTGGTCTTGCAATTCTTGCTGAGAAATTCCGAGTTGATCTGCAAGGTCTTGCAATCCAGTTTGGAACTCAGTCTGAAGTCCAGACCCTTGTTCTGCAAGCTGAGCAAGTATGTTTTCGGTTGTCTGATTCAAAGCAGTTCCGAATTCAGAACCTTGAGTTGCAATGGCTTCATTCAAAGCAGTTTCATAGTCCAAGCCCTGCTGTTGCAGGTAATCCATGAAATCTTTGCCTTGAGTCGTAAGCTGACTTTCAAGACCAGACAAACCAGACGAAAGTTGACCAGACCACGACTCTTGAGCATTTGCCAGCTGATTCTGCAAATCTTCGGTAGTTGTTCCAAGTTGCTCGGCAAGATTAGAAAGACCTGACTGGAATTCCGTCTGTAATCCAGTGCCTTGCGACGCAAGCTGAGACAAAATATCTTCTGTTGTTTGGTTTAATGCTGTACCAAAATTTGTCTCTTGGGCTGTAATGGCTTCATCAAGAGCAGTTTGGTAATCAAGGCCTTGCTGCTGCAAGTAGTTCATTAAATCTTGACCTTGAGTCGTAAGTTGGCTTTCAAGGTTAGACATATTCTGAGCCAAACCAGACGTTTCTCCAGAAATCAAAGAGACAACATCATTTGCAGTCAATGTTGGCGTTTGAATTGTAGGAACATCAGTTTGAACAGGCGTAACAGCATCATTTGGAGTCTCATACTGATAATCTCCAGAGATTGAAGACAAAACATCAGCCTCTGTTAGTTGTGGAACATTCTCGTAATCGTAGCCACCAGGAAGGCTTTGCAAGTATTCTTCAGCAGCTGCAAGTTTTGCATCACTGATAGCACCAGACAAAGCACCAGATAGTGCGCCTTGTGCAAAATCACCGCCTTGCAACTCAGACAATACGCCACTTGTCAAAGCATTACCAATTGCTTGCGATCCAACGGCTTCAGTAACAGCAGGATTAACAACACCACTAAGCAAAGAACCAGCGCCAGAAGTCAAAGCACCTTGTAGGAAATCACCACCAGATGCCTCAGACATTACCCCACCAATAACGGCGTTTCCGATAGCGGTTGCAGCAGCTCCAGACGCGCCAAGAGCCGATCCAATAGCCGTACCAAGTCCAGGAACAGCAAACGAAAGCGCCAGCGATGCAATTGGCAAGATTGATCCCAAATCGCTAGACGATGCGCCGGTGGTGTAGAAATATGGATTGCCAGCAGAATCAAACTGGACGCGATAGCCAGTATTGCCAGAGCCCGCAAAAGTGCCGCCCCAAGCGTTACCAGTCTGGCGCTCTCCGTATGTGGACGGTACAACTTGGCCTGTTACTTTGTTTCCATAAACAGTCTCTGTTATTGGAACCGATGCTGCATAGTGCGGCCCTGTGCCAAAGCCGTGGCTAACAATTCGCTCGGTTACAGTTGATGGGTCAACAAATGTTTTCCCGACAATCTCCATTCCTGGCCCGTATTGCGGTATGTAATACCGACCAGTAGGCCTGGCGTAGCCAGTATCTTCAAATCCTGGATATGAAGAATCGGTTTCAGCCAAAACCGTCTCTTGACGAGTGCCTGTTACCTTTTCAAACTGCCCAAATTGTTTAATGTCAGTAATCCCGATACTGTCCAAGATTTTCGCCATATCAGCGGCGTTTGCCTCGGCAGACCCAAAACCCTCGCCCGACCATTTACTGGTCGTGTTTTGCGCAAGAATTTGCTGTTTTAGGGTGTCAATTGACATACATTACCCCGGAATTTCTACGTTAGACGAAATGCCAGCGCCGATCTTCATAGCCTTGAGCTGAGCTTCGGCTTGGAATTCCTCTTGCTTGAGCGCCATTTGTGCGCGGAATTTCTCTTGTTCAAGCTGAAGTTTTGCCATTTCCTTCTCGCGCATCAGTTGCAATTCCAACTGCGCCTTTTCTCTCTGAAGTTGCATTTCAG